ATTTTTAAGTGTTGCCATCATGATGCCTTTTATAGGTCAATTATTTATCGCTGTGCCTCCAACTACGTCATTTTTAAAACAGGTACAAATAGATTATGTTATTTTGTGAAATGAATAAATACCTTTAGCTAAGCCAGAGAAAGTGTCAACATGTCTGCCACCAATATTAGAAATATTATAAACTTACTAGAATCAATACAGTTAGAAGCAAAAGATAAGAGTGATGATATTTTCTCATTGGATGATGTTAAACCACCCAAGGCAGAAAAACCATCCAAAAAAGTTGAAAAGCCTAATAAAGGTTCAGATTCTGAAAAAGTTTCCGGTGCGGAGAAAAAACTGGATGATATTCTTATAAAGCCAGCAGGTAAAGATAAAATTTTGAAGAATATTAACTTTAGGCTTTTATACAAACACTTGAAAATTCCAGCACATATGCACCGCGATTTAAAAAATGCAGTGCATAGACTTGCTGATAGAAGTACTAAATTAAGTAAGAATGAATCTAAAGCATTACTATATGTTTTAGAAAAGTTACAAAGCAAGATTGGATAAGTAACTCATCGTTTTACAAGTGACATTAAACTTTGTAGATCTGAAATAGCTTTAGGCTGAGGTTTATCTGAGTCCACCTGATTATTTTTCCGTTTTAAATCTGCAAAAATACTGGCAGTGTTTGCAGTGGGGGCAGATCCTGATGGGTCTTCACTATCAGTAATTCGCAGTGTATTTGGGTCATAGGCTAGCATTACTTTGCTGCCTACACCGCTTGAAGATCTAGTTTTTAGAAACTGCATTTGATACTGACCACGTTCTTTCATGGCATGACTTGCAAAAAGTGATATCACGTTGTCTGCTGTTTGAATTTTACTAATTCCACCTGAAATGTGACTGTGGTCATGATCTTGCTCTTGTACGGCAGAACGGTTAAGCTGCGACGCAGTAAGTCCAACTAATTTTTTCTCAACCATTATACCTCTTAACTCTTCAGTTACAAATTTATCTTTGATGAACAAATTTCCAGGATCAATGTTTTTATTATTTGGATATAGCAGGTCAAGGTAGTCAATTATCAATACAGTGGGACGCTTCTGGGTTTCAACTTCGTAATTTTTTAAATAAACTTTTAAATCATTGCATGTGGACCCCTGTGCCATTTGCTTGACATGTAATGATCCACTTTTCATTCCTCGCTGCTTAACTCTTATTTCAACTTCATCAATTTTTTTGAAAATCTCTTTGGTTGATACACCAGATAACATGCTGTCCATTCGCATAGAACACAACTCTTCGCTCAATTCAAGTGAAATATATACAACATTTAATGACTGAAGTGCCATATTTATAGCTAAGTTCTGTAAAACAAGACTTTTACCGGATCCACTTCCACCACAAAAAATTGTTATTTCACCTCTGTTTACTCCACCATACAATTTTTCATCAATAGTCTTCCATCCTGTACTAACCTGTCCATTTTTATCTTTGATCTTCAGTAATCGTGAACGGGGGTTGTCAAAGTAATTTGTGCCAAGGTCACTTTGCAGACTTATTAATATAGCTTCTCTGACTCGTTTTTCCACTTCTCCATAGTTACCTTTATCTATTAAATCCACAGCACTCAGAACAGCATCAGCCAATGCACGATTCTTACAAAATTCTTCAATTTCATCAAGAAACGCATCTTGATGTTGTATAGAAATGTTGTCAATTTTTGTAAAATTAATTCCCGTTTCAGCCACTACATGTTCAAATTTAGGAAGAACATTGTATGTGCTTGCATATTTCAAAATAAATCTAACAGCAGGTCTTAGTTTATTAACGAAGTATTTTTCATTAATAATATTCTGACACCTTGCAAATATTTCATCACAACTCAATAAAATGTCAATCAACAATTTCTGCTTATCTTCTGACCAATCTCTACTGTCATCCATATTTTTAACCTTTAAACATTTTTCTTTTTATTCCAATTTGCAACTTATTATCGGTTCGGTATTTAAGCACAGTATGTATTGTACATAATTTTCCATATAGTTTGGAAGCATCCGCTGCATCTTTTATTGATTGTTCCCATTCTGGAAAACTTACTGACCAACCCTGCGAAATTGCGGTGTCAATAAGATCTTGGTTATCTTTTTCACGATCAGGAAGTATAATAACTTCTTTATCAAACGAGTTAATCCAAGAAATTTGCACAGCACTTAATTGTTTACCTAATGCCCCAACACCATCAGTAGCTATAGCATCTAATGGCCCTTCTGATATAATTATGAATTTTCTTGTTGGAATAGCCATAACATCTGCGTTAAACAAGTAATTTTGAGGTTTACATCCGTTGAAATATTTGGATGTGGTTTTATTAGGCTTTCCAGCATATCTTCCAGTCCACCCAACGATTTTTCCATAATACATAAAAGGTATAATTATTCGATTATTAAGTTGATTTTGGATGTTGTTAGACCAAAAATATTTCCATCCATGACGTATTACATTACCACGATCTTCAAGATATTTTACACAATTTGCATAAGATTTTGATTTTTCAGGTGAATTATTTGATATTTCTATTGACTTATCAGGTAACTGAATTTCAGGAAATTTATTGGAATACTGGAAAAATAACGGTTTAGATTGGTTGTTTTCCACCCCGTGAAGTCTTTTAGTTAGTAACTCTAACTTAAGCTGCTGAATTTTATCTTGTGGTACACCCAACCAAATCATCCAGGTTTCAAACGACGATGTTAATGTGTCGTCTTTAAAAACAGACTTGAAGCCACAATTGTAACAGTTAATTGCTAATGATCCAACAGGATCTAAAAACATATTACCACGACCACGTTTATCCCTGTTGTGTCCTCTGTGATGACAGCATGGTGCGTCAAAGGTTATCCATCCTTTTATGTTTTGTTTTCTTTTATGAGGTATGAATTCTAAAACAAGATCATGTATAGTTGTCATACTATATTGTGCCAAGAAGCTACTGAGATAGCAAGTTATGCCTTGTACAAAATTTTATCAAAAAAGCCTTTATTAACTTCATTAGCCTGATAGAACATTCTAACCCAATAATAATTACCTGTAAAGTTAAATGCGCGAATTTTTGGACTGTCATAAGCTGTATATGAAAAGAAATTTGATCCAGGCATTAATTTAATATCAAACCAGTCTGTTTCTTGAGGTGCATCCACACTTAAGCTACCCTGAATCCAAAATCGTCCAATAAAATTGTGACTTGTGTAGGCGACAACCGTGTGCATGCCGTTGCTTTGCATTTTTTGTGCATCACCCTGCAATGCCCCTGTAGTCCATATATTCTCAAATCCATCGTATGGAAGCGGTGCATTTGGGGCACCAGTATTATAATATGAAAGACTATAGGGAGTAAACTGAGAGTTGTTTATTTCTATAGCTGGTGCCAAAGCTTGTTGTAAACCTTCAATTAATTCAAAACTATTATAAGTGCTTCGGTTTACATCTGTGTATAGGTATGTCTGCTTACCTGTTATGTCAGTCAGTCGTATTGTATATCTGTAAAAACCACCATACCAAGATTCTATGTCACCTGGGTATAATATTAACTGAGCTTTTCCACTTGTTTCCTCAGTAGCCTGCACTGTTTTTGTCAAAAGTAATTCAGGGTTTTCTACCCGTTCAATTAACGCTTCTATTTGATATCCAACAAGGTTAACAGGTTTTCTATCATTATTTCTGACAACAAAATCTATAGTATTTGTTGCACCTTTGTAAATTTTAGTATCATATTGAATCATGGGCGGATTTGTATTTGGCACATTTCCATTGGTAAGCCATAGCTGTACATATTCTTTGAATTTGAACAAAACTTGGTCTACCATGAATTATGCGATTTCCTTCTATACTATTTATTAATTTGATTATTTACTTGTAATTTAAAGTATAAATATGCACACCATCAAGGAGTAATATGAACAAAGATACACATAAAGTTTTACAAGAAAAGTTTCCTTTCTTGACTATAATTACCTATTTAGAAAAAGAATACATAGGAATAGTACAACATGCAGATACAAGCTTTATAAGCATATATGTACTTGATCAATCATTCACACACGAACAAAAAAAATCTTTTCTGGAATATGGCGATACGTGGTGGTGGGAGAGTAACCGTACAATCCCCATAAATCTTTTTCTGCGAGAAAAATTTAAGCCATTTAAAAAGTATTTAAAAACATTTGCAAGAAAAGATGCAGTAATAGTTGAAGGTCCAGCAGTTAATATGCTGGACCTTATCAACCGTAGATTGAAAAAAAGAACTATTAAACTGGCAAAAGCTTAAGAATCGTTTAGAGTATTAACAGTAACGCGGACCTTTACCTTGCCATTTTCATCAACAATTAGTTTATTACTTTTAGACTCAGCAACAGACTCCCAATGTTCTTTTTCAGCGTTTTTAGACCAGTTTTCCCAAATGTTGGATAGCTTCCAATAAAACATGGCTGCATCTGCCTCATCAACAGTAATTAGAGAATACACTTTCGTTTCGTGAACCCAGCATTTCAATGAATATTTGTTTTCTAAACATTTTGGCAGTTGACGAAACGTTTCGGTAAGGTTCTCTAGGCTTGTGTTAGGATTGCGAAAAATTCGACCATGAATTTCTGTTTCAGAAAAATTCTCAAGTGGATTTTGACTTTCATTCTCCACGACAATATTATTCCAATCCCCATTCTTAGAATGACCACGAACTGTAAAGCCAAAAATATTTTCAGAAACTGAAAAATCAATGATATTATCCAAAATAAACCTCCATATTTTGTTTAATAATGCACTATTACGGTGGACTAGTCAAGCAGATTGTTGAACTAAAAGACATGCATGAACTTTGACTAGCATGGCATAACCAAATGAATGAGATTTTTTGAATGTGAATAGACCGTTGTTTTCATCAAGCCATATTTTATCTTGAATTGACGATAATCCATTACTTATTGCATCTGAAATTAAGTATTTTTTACCTGGACGTATCAATGCGAGAATCATAGCAATATGTTCAATGCTTCTTGGTTTAAGTTGAGAAACAAGAGGCGCGTGATTGCTAAAGTGTATAACCTTGGATGTGAAGGATTCATCATCAAAAATTTTAAAATCAATTTCACAATTAATAAGATTTAACAGCTGCTCTTCATCTTTAATTTGTTGATAAACAGAAACATTAAGCAAATCTATTTTGTAACAATTCATCATAGAGGCACGATCATAATCAATGCTGCAAAGATTGGACAATGGATCTACTGGGACAACATGAAAATAAACACCAGTGGTGTGTTTTTCAATTTTATTTTTGGAAATTATTGATGCCGGTATATGATCTAAAAATGACAGTGCCAGAGTTCGATCTGCAAAATCAATATCAACATCTCCTACTGAATTCATTCGTAGTCAACCTTGTTGTTTAATTCCATAACGGTTTCATTGATCTTTCTGTCTGTTCTACCCAGCCTTGCTTTTGTTTGTACAAGTTCATGTTCCAGTGTTGAA